CACCCTCAATATTTTCAACACGAGCAGGGAGTCTTTCGATATCGATCCAATCGTCAGACGCAGGTGTTAAATCAATACGACCAATGAAAGTAAACACATTAAATGGGTTGACATTCTCTGCTCTAGATGCATAGGGTTGAGTGATGATTTCCTTATTTTCATAAGGTAACATAATAACATTACCATCAGTTTTGACTACATTAGTAGAGTCCGACTGATTGAATTGTAAAGCAACATTAGTTGTATAGTGTTGAGGACGTAACTGACCCTCTCTAAAGTCAAGGGAGCACTTGTAATCAGGACTAAAGACATCACCAGTTGTGTGATCTGTGAAGTCATCTACAACATAACCATTTTTCAGGCGATCAAAACCATTTTCGTCATAAGTTTTGGTATTTTCTGCCTGAGATTCAAGCAACGACAAAGATGTGTAATATTCAACATGGGTGAGTCTCTGCTCAAGATCTCCAATATCTTTCATCGTATAACGACGAATAACTTCAGTCGTAATCAAAACATCTCGTTCTGGATCAAATACATATGGTTTATATTCAATTGATGCCAGAAGCATTGCATTGTCAACTTTTGGGGGTGGAATAAGGAAATATCCAGACACACCCTTGCTCACAACAAGTTTACCGTCATGAGATAGGTACAATTTATCGATTCTGGGAAGATACCAAGAATAATCTGCCCTAAACGAGGAATCAACTTCCATGATATCAAAGATAGTTGATGCACCAGAACCACTAGCGGTATCAAAGACTCTGGAAACAAAATCAAAAGTAGTACAATTTACATAATAAGGAGCACTGACTGTACCAGAACCATTTCTCAATTCTTTAACTGCAGGACGGAAATCAATTTGATCTCGAATATACTTAATAGAACCATCAAGTTTATAGTTGGGAATATCTTTATAGTTAATACCGCTATATGATTGAGCAGAGAAATAATCTCCAGATGCTTCATGTGAGAAGTAATCGAAAATCACAAGAAGTCTTCTTGTGGGAGCAACTGTAGAGGGGAGGCGAACAAGTTTAGAAACATCATAGAAGTTCATTCTTTGT